GCCGGCCCGGCGCTGCACCCAGTTTAGAGCGAGGACCATTCTCAAGGCCAGTGAATCGGTCTGAAACAGCGAGCGCTGAGGTGCTGCGACCGTGCTAGGAGAGGCAACCAATTCAAGAGGCGTGGTGTCCTCCATGTGAAGGGTCGCCTGATCGCTAATCTCCATCCTCGGAGCCCCACCGCCGACCACCACGAAGTCAGCCGCGTCGACCAGGATTAAGGTCTTGGCAGGCGTTGTGGCAGAGTCGATGATCGGGATGCCATTGAGGTTGCCTGCCTGAATCTGGGCAAGGAACGGGAAGATGCCCGTATTGACCGCAGTGAGCAGAGAGGCACGCAGCATGTCGGTCGGGTTGGCAAGCCACACCAGATTGCGCACGTTGCCGTACGTGGCAGTCGAGATGGCATTGATCAAGCCCGTGATGTCACCAACCAGGGCCGCGATACCACCACCAGCGGTTGCCGTAGTGACGGTAACACCGTTGAGCAGGCCAGCCGGCCTGATCACCGTCGCCGGATTAGCGTCGATCAGCACCGTGTCAACCGCCACGGTCGTGTCCACCTGGATGGCTTCCCTGAGGATGCCCTCGATCGCGGGAATGGAGTGCTCGTCCATCTCCTTCGTCCAGGTCGTGATCACGGCCAGCTTCTTCGGAGTCAAGGTCTGCGACGTGAACGCCCCCTGACGGACTGGAATTGGCAAACCCTCACCCACGAAGCTGCCTGCCAATGACGGCGTGCGGGACCTCGTAGGAATGATGATCTTGCCGGCCGCCCCAAAGTTCAAGGACAAGCCCTTGGTCGCGAGCCGAGGAAGAATACCATTGGGCATCAAGGTCGGCATCAAGGCCGTCCAGATCGTCTGAGTCAACTCAGCCGCCCAGCCAGTCACCGTGGTCAGGGCGGGAGCCGAGGCCGCACGAACTATGATGTCGGCTGCAACCTTGGTTGACTCGTCGAGATAATGGGGAAACTTCTCGCCGATCCTAGAGCGGGCCTCGTCGATCGACTTGCCCCAATTCTTCGAGCAATAAGCCAAAGTACCAGCCCTGACGATGAGGTCGAGCATCGAGACGTTCTCGTCCTTGATCCGGTTGACGATGACTGAAGGAGCTTGAATACGAGCATCCCCGACCGTGACCAGTGACCTGCGCTGAGGCACCGGTTGATCGGAAATTGTCTTAGCCAAGAGCTTCTCGCTCTCGACCAGGGCATCGTGGGTCTTCTCGAGCTGGACGATGTCCTGGTTTAGTTTTCCAGTGATCTCCAGATCGCTGTTGCTTACATTAGAATCATCCATCTTATCGAGATGGGCATTAAGTGCATCGCGCTTGGAGTTGATTTGCTCTTCCAAGTTTTGGATGCGTTGTGACAAGCTAGACATGTGTCTTGCTCCATTACTGTGTGCTTTGGCTTGCCCGCCATTGAACCCTCGACGTTTGACCCGGTCTAGTTTGCCTTTCCCGGCGAAGACCATATCAATCGTCTCGGGTGAGATGTTCATGCTCTTGGCCACGGCCAGTGCGTTTGGATTTGCCGGCACGGCTACCACACTGGTCTCGACCAATTCGCACTTCGTATAGACACTGCCCCACTCGGAGCCGTCCCTGTCCTTGCTCTCAATCGGTTTGAAACCGACGGAGACGGCGCGAAGAATGTCCGCGTCGATCAGTCTCCTGATCTCATCAATTCTCTGGCTCGTACCCTCGGGCGCAAGCTCGAGGTGACCGCGCAGTTGCTTGTTCTCTACACGAACGTTGGCCCACTTCCCAATCGGGAAGGCACTATTGTGACCAAACAGCGCGATCGGGTTCTTCTTGAACGACCGAAGGTCCCACCCATCGGACATGATCACGTCGTCGAGCCTGTCCGGCGTCTCATCCGAGAGGACGAACTCCATCCCATTGACCTTGTCCGCATGGGTCTTGAACTTGACCCCCGAGGCGGACCTATCCTCCCAGAGCATCTGGCATACGTCCTCGTTGCCCAGCTCATCGACGCAGTCGGACATGAACTGATCCTCCTCCTCATCATCATAGTCGGATGGGTCCGGTACCTGCTTGTCGCGTTTATTCAGCATGAATTTCTCCTTCTCACTTCCCCTCGTTGGCGCGAAGCACCTTCAGTGCGTTCCTCGTCATACCGGGTCCTAATTGAATTTGCCGCACCAAGACCTTGACGCCCGGGGAAGCCGCTATCAAGACGCTGACCTGATCGACAGATGGTTGAGGAGGCGGGGGTGAGGGCTGTGCTCCACCGGATGCCCACTCGGCAATCAACTGGTCGGCCTGACCATTGTAGGAGCTGATGTCGCATGAGCCAATACCATCTATGCTGTGGGGTCCTGGTCCGTACTGGCCATCGGTGTACTGCCACAGCCAGTAAGTCTCCCAGGTGTCCGGCCACGAGGGAGAGCTACCGTATTGACACAGCCACAATCTGCGGGCGGCGAAGAACTCATCGGTTCCGCTCAGCGCTTCCTTGATCGTGTTGCCTCCATACAGCACGCACTCATTTGGTCTGCACAGTTGATCCTCGACCTGGGTGATCCAGTCCTTGACCTGATCGATCGACATCATGTTGCCGCCGTTATCCTCCCAGTCGAGGCAGAACAGCTCATCCTGGTCTGGGCAGGCGAAGCTCATAAAATTCTTTACCTGACCATCCACACTGCTGTTGTCTGCGAAGTGATATACTCCCCACTTCAGCCCGGCGGCCTTCGCTGCATGCTGCTGCTGAACATAGCTGGTATCGGTATAACTCTGACCCTCCGTGGCCTTGTAGATGACGCCCACGATGCCGTTACTCTTGACGCTGTCGTAGTCATCGGCTGAGTCCCAGTGAGAGAGGTCTACGACCAAAGGATTGACCGGCTCGCTCATTTTGTGGCTTCCTTTATGAGTTCGCGCACCTTCTCACAATGCTCTACGACTGAGATGTTCTTGCCATCGCTCGTGCTGATCATGCACTCGACGCCCTTGACCATCAGTGAGTCATCGGAGTCGTGCTGAGGTGCGCGATCTCGCATGCTGGCGATGTTGTCAGGATTGATATTAATCTCATCGCCATTGGGTGCGTGCAGAATGATCAGAATGACCGCGATCCTCAGTACCATCACGTCCTCATGAATGCCAACCAAGACCCATCTATGTGCTGAATCGGCCAATCAAAGTCATTGTTGAGGCGAACCAAGGTCTGCGTCACCTCGACGGCGGGGTTGCCGAAGTCGTGCCACACGATGATGCCTCCGGGTCGCACAAGGCGACGCGCGAGCCTGCTCTCGTGAAGCACGGTCGCTTCGCTGTGATCTCCATCCACGAAGACCGCGTCACACTCCTCGAGGTCATCGTCATTCAAGGAACGCGAATCTTGCAAGAGTATGAAGAAGCGAGGGTCATTCGCCACGGCCCATCCGGCAGTGGCGGGAGTTTCGCTCGTTGCTTGATCAAACGATATGTCGATCCCTATGTATCGCCCGATGGTCGGAACCTTCTCCAGCAATCTCTTCGCCGTGATGCCCTCATTGCACCCAAACTCGATCATCACCTTCGGAGAAACACTGTCAACCAGCTTGATCAAGATCGCCGTCTCCCACGCATTGAGATACTTGCTGGTCGATCCTCCAATCGGGCCATTCAACCCTATCTCAATGTGCGACCACTTGCGCAAGCGCGCTTCTCCAATCATTCGATTCGACTTGTCGACATAGTTTTACATTCTTGTACCACGACGCAATCCAGCGCCAACTCGCCCAGTTAGACAACAACCCGTACACAAGCGGATGACCAATCGCTCCGGCAAGGTGCAAGGCAGCCGTGTCGACGCTGACGATCTGGTCCATGTTCAACATCAGCGCAGCGCAGTCGGCAAAGTCCTCGAATTCGTGAACGTGAACACCGAGTTGCGCAGCTTTCTCTTTATCTTGAACCTGAACACTGTGTAGTTCCGAATCAGGAAAAGCAGCGGCCAGCTCGGACAACTCGATCTCCCTCGGATAATCCCCGTCGCTCGGCTTTCCAACCGACCACGCCAGACCAATTCTCCTGCAACACTTGGGACCCAACGAGTCACGCCACTTCTCGATCAAGTGATCATCCGCATTGAGATATGGGCGAGGATCGATGTTCTGCGGCGTAACCGCGAGCATGTACATCAGGTGCAGCATCGGACAAAAGAAGTCTCCATCTTCACCGTGTGGCCATCTCGCCAATCGCCGCAGTGGTTGAGGCACATCGATCGCGATCTTCGCTCCCATACCGTAAAGCTCAGGAAGATAGCGCAGCGTCTGAATCGTGTCGCCGAATCCGTGCGCGTGCAACAACAAAAGTCTCTTGCCGCTCAACTTCTCTCCCCTCCACGGTATCAAGCCAGCTTCTAAAGCTTGCTTGACCGGAGGTCTCATGAACGGCTTGCTCTGTTCACAATCCCAATATTCTTGCAGGCCCTCGTTCCACTTGCCCATCGCCAGCAAGATCATGCTCCTGTTGAACTTAGCTCTCAAGGTCGGAGCAACGGCAAGCGTCTTGTCGCATTCATCGAGAGCCTCCGACGTCCTGTTGGACTTGTAGAGTTCGATCCCCCGATTGAAGTGCAGCAGGTAATTGTCGATATCCACATTCCATTCATTGGTAACCGACCTCTCTCCGATCGGTCTCCCGTTGTACGAGACAAGCACATCGCTGGGAATGACAACCTTGCTGTCCCTGGAAACCTTGACCTCGAGCACCTCTCCGTGAGCCGTCAATCCCCTCCACCCATAGTCGGTCTTCTCGCTGAAGACAATGGGGTCCATCCGCTCGAGTTCGCCGAATGTTGCCGTCACGTGCATTCCGTTACTTCCAATTCGGCGTCACCCAGGCCACTGCCCGCGAATCCCTGACGATCCAAGAAACTGGCCAGCGCACCTTGATCGCGAAGCTGTCCGTCTGGTACAGGCTTCGCTCAGGGCCAGCCACACCAGCTGGACCGGGAGCCGTGTCCATGACCAGGGTCCCGGCGTTGACAATCTCGACATCTGGATCAGGATCAAGTGCGGCGGCGATTCCCTGGGAAGCAATCATGATGATGTCATTTCCAACGGCGGGCGAGATCACGGGAATGACGTCACCGGCTTCTGAAATAAATCGTTGCTTGGCACTCATGATCCTTCCTACGTTACCCACCAAGTAGAACGGACCCTTACCTCCGACCTGACCAACAACATTTCCCAATGCGGCCATGTCTTCGTAGAATGCCTCCAGCAAGTCCGTGCTGGTACTGGCCGTCGTTGCTGAGATGCCGTTGCGAATTCCAGCCGGACGAGAAGCACTAGAAGCATTGGCGTCGAAGAACGCAGCGTCGATCGCCATCCCCGAAGAAACGATCAATGCGCTCATAATGAATGCCTCGGCGTTCGATCCCTCCATCATCTCCCTCGAGAGCACCGAAATCGAGGCCACCTTGTATGGAAGGATCTGAGCCGTCGTGTCGTTGAATTGTCTCACAGGAATTGGGTTGCCTTCCTGGACAAACCCAGAGCTGGTCACAGTCGCAACAAAGGCAGGGACCGAGATGACTCCGAATCCGTCCCAGCTCAAGAGCAGACCATCACTCATGATATCAATAGCCGACGACACGGCCCCAAGAGCGTCAGTCGCATCCGAAAGCTTTATCTCTACGAGCTCCTTGGCCCAGCCAGCTACGCTGGTCATGGCCGGAGCCGAGCTGGCCTTCTCCATCATGTGGGCCGCGGCCAACAACCTGTCGTTGGGCCACATCAGCCCTGCCACTTCACTGGGACTATATCTCCACAGCGCAGCCAGCACCTTGCACGTGATCATCCTCTTGAACAAGTTGCCTTCGGGCAATTCCAAGGGTGGCTCTTTACGAAAAGAAATCTGGTTCATCTTCGTCCTCACGGAAAGAAGTTGTTATCACGCCATGACTTTATGCACTTTCATGGTCGTGACAGACGCCTTGGTTGGTTGATTCGTCGAAAGATAGTAGGAATAGTTCAATGTCTCCGGATTGATCCATGGATTACCCCGGACCTCTACGAGACCGGTCAACATTGTTCCGGTCTCATTGCCCATGGTCAAGCGAAGACTGTCCATGTACAAGCCACCAACCACGGGTGACGTGATTGCGGAAGGCACCGAAACCAATACGATCCCGTTTATTGCGTCAACGATCGTGATCTGCGCATCATCTCCAATAACAGCCACGCCATAAACGTTCATCAATCGCCACTTGACGACGGGATTTCCAAAACTCAAGTTATATGGCCTGCCGGTCTCATCCAGCAAAGTAACCTGAATCTCCCAATCATCGCCTGCTGCGAACTCGATGCGGGGATGCTTGCTCGTCATGTTACCCTCACCGTTATCTCGACACACCGAAGACGCTGCTGACACCGGCGGACGAACCGACCGAAATTCTCGACGCCCCGACGACCTGGGCCGCACCGACGCCGAACGCAGAACCAATGAAGTTCGATGGCGGCGTGCCGTCGCCAAGGTATCCGACCAATTCAACAAGCGGCGAATGCTGTCCTGTAAACGCAGCGAGCGATCCACTACCGATGAAGCTCGGTCTGGTCGCCTTTTGACCCATCAAGTGATAGGTCTTGATCAAGTCAAAGGTGGCAGAGAAACGACCACCGCCGTTTGCCGATCCGACCCCTCTCGCGTCGCCTCTACCCTGCGAATGAACGAAGGAAAGACCGGTGATCCTGGAAATGCCCGAAGACTTTCCAGTCGCATAAGCCAGCGCAACTGCATGAGCCATCGACATGCAGACTACTGAGCCGACTACGGAGACGAGGCCAAGACCTGCACCCGAGACCGTGCTGGTCCCAACAGCCGATCCTCTGCAAAGCGAGAGCGGCTCAGTACTCGCTGAGCCGACGCCCGATGCGAAGCCGACACTTCGAGCCACCACAGTTGATGCCGCCGCCGCGGTCGAAAATCCTGCGGCATTGCCAATCGCCAGTGACTTGGCCAAAACTGCGCCGAGTCCTGCCGATGATCCAATCCCGACTGCGAGACCGCTAATTTGACCAACAGCGGACCCGACTCCAGAGCAGCTGCCGACTATGATTATCTTCCAGACACCTGCGCCGTTGGCTGCTCCGACGCCCGCAGATGATCCAAAAGAGATGCCGTAGCTAAAAGCTGCTCCGGTACCGGAAGCCGATCCGACTGAAGAAACGAATCCCGATCCGACTGCAGAAGCAGCAAAAGTGCCTGCCGCAAAGCCTTGGGCCAGCCACTTGGCTTGCGCCGAACCGATTCCCGAACTCGAACCGATCGCGGAAATCGTCCAGGTGCCAACCGCAGCGGCAGATCCAATCCCGGACCCAACAGCAGCTGATGCTGCCGCGCTGGTTCCTGCGGCCGAGCCAGCGCCTGATGCAGAGCCAGTCGAAAGAACCGCCTGAAGACCGACTGCCGAAACCGTCGACGTACCTGATGCGAGACCCTGACCCGCGGCTCTGAAGTCGACCGAACCTGAGCCGTGAGAAAAACCACTTCCAGAAGAAACTGCGCTGGCAAGAGATGTCGCTGCACCTATGCCAGACGCCGCACCATTCGCGACGACGGTCAACAATCCTGCGCCGTTGGCCGCACCGACACCGGATGCGTTTCCAAAAAGCGAACTTCCCGAAACGGAAAAAGCTCCCCCGACTCCTGCTGAACTCCCGATGCCGGTGACAGTCGGGGTCGCGGTCGCAGAGGCAGAACCGATTCCTCCGGCCGAGCCCACATAAGTCAACAGGATCGTCAGTTGACCTATGCCAGAAGCTGATCCCTGAGAAGCTGCCTGCGAAAGAACGCTGGACGTGCTCGTCGAAGAACCAACCGAGCTCGCGACCGAACCGCCAACGCCAATAACAGAGCCAGTGCCGGCGGCCGATCCGAAACACTGAGCCGATCCGACTGCTGATGCCGTTCCCGAATCGATCGAACTGCCGACTGCGACGAAGAGCGCGCCACCGACAGCCAAAACACCGCCGACACCTGATGCTGAACCTATCGACCAAGACCTGGCGAGAGCCGTACCGGTACCCGATGCCGATCCAGGCGAAACTGCAGAGACGATCGAGCCAGCGTTGGCTGCGCCAATGCCTGGCGCAGAACCAACCGAGCTGGCAATTGCGTTGACCGCGCCGACGCCTGCAGCGGAGCAAACTCCAAGAGAGGTCGATCCGCCGACCGCGCTGGCAGCGCCCGTACCCGCTGCAGAGCCACCAGACTGCGAGAGCCCAACTGCGGAAGCTGATCCGGTACCAGCAGCGGAGACGACAAGCGAATCAGTTACGAGCCCGCCAGCAGAAGCTGAGCCGGTACCAACGGCGGAGCCGGTCGCAGTGATCAGAGATTGACCTATCGCAGAGACAACGCCCGTGCCTGAAGATGATCCAGCACCTGCTGTCAGAACCGAGTTGTTGTTGAACAGCAGAACGAGGGTCATGGACTAACTGCCTGCAATGATCTCCCTTGCCTCGTACCTCATCGACACGTCACGGCAGCATCTTGAACAGCAGAGATTTCTGGGTAGGATTGCCGCTGTCGTACGCGAATATGACCTGTTGAAGAGCGGTGTAGGCCGCGTTCACATCACTCGCCACGATGTCGGTTCTGGACCCTGGCTCCTCGAAGTAACGATTCACCAGAGTGTTGTCGCCGGACATCATTGCGTTCTGCACCCGCAACTCTTCGACAAAATTTATGAGTTGCTGGATGTTGTTGACGTAGCTGTTCATGAACGACATGGCGTTCGACATTTTATCCGACTCCCATCAATGATATCATGCCTGCTGTTGGTGCTGCCGCAGAACCCGGAATGTAGAAGATGGCAAGAAAGCCATTGGCAGCGTTGCCACCGTTACCTGTGCTGCTAGAGTTACCGCCTCCGCCTCCGCCTCCGCCTCCTCCAAAGTTTCCTCCGGTGCCACCTACGCCGCCATGATTGCCCGTCCCACCACCGGCTGCGGCTCCGCCACCTCCGCCACCTCCGCCGTGGGTGGAATCATACTCCGTACCAGCACCGCCTTGACCACCAGCGCCACCGGTTGAGCCGCCTGAGCCACCACATCCGCCGCCACCACCGCCCGATCCAGCCGATCCCGGACTTCCTGGATTACCAGTGGGACTCGCACCACCTGTGCCTCCAGCACCACCGCTCGCGCCGGTCTGGTTTCCTGTCGAGATCGAATTACCACCAGCTGTACCATTTGCGGTGGTGGAGGAACCAGTGATCGTGACACCGGCGCCGCCTCCGCCATTCGCACCGCCACCAGAACCGGCGCCTCCAGTAGAAGTCTGACTATCCAAACCTCCAGCGCCACCTACTCCCCCAACGCCAGCCGCACCGCCTCCACCGGATGATCCATTAGCTAGATCGTTCTGATGACCTCCTGCACCACCGTTGAAGGTTGTTGTGCCGATA